TTTCTGAACATCTTGTCAACGCACAAAACGACACCATACCTGAGATGTTTGCGTGGCATACGCACATCACGATTGGCCGTTGCGATGCGAATAGGTCTGATAACCTATTCACAACGGACGTTCCAAGTGATGTGCAACACGCAAGGACAGGGGGGTATATATAACAACAACTACACGACAACAACTATCAGAAAGGTGAAAAGCAGTTTTGAGAGGCCTTTTCCTCTCGTGTTAGCAACAACTTGCTTTGTCATCAGAAGCTGACCCCACTTGCCCCTGCCAAGCAACTGTCCTCGCCAAGCCCCATTATCCGAAGCACAACCTGTCATCCAAGTATAGTCGCAGGCCGCACCCTGCCAATGGTTGTTTCTACTGGGTAGTTTTCGGTCTCGCCGTGGCTGGACTATACTTGGACGCTTTACCAGCCCAGCAGGGCTGTCTTGCGCCGTGGGTAACAGGCCGTGCTTTCGGATGGGGCATAAGGCGAGGGCAGTTCCTCGTCAGTTTCAAATGGAGTCAGCTATGACAAAGCAAGTTCTTACTAACACTTTCGCAAAAGACATCACAAAACTCTTTTCACTTTCGGATAGAACTACAAACTCAACATTACAATACTTCACTAATAAGATCATCAAAGACATCAAGTGGAATACTGATAACAAGATGACTAAGATACAGAACATGGAAGAAGAATGTCTGAATCTCTACATCGAACACAAGGAACACGGTGTCATCCTTGATAATGACAGAATCTTACAGCTACAAAATGACATCGAATGGAATCAGCATCAGATCAAAGTCAATGACGATCTGGAGCGTTACTTCCAGACAGCTTCCGAGCAACTGTTTCCAAAGGTACACGCAGATAGCAAGGCTATCGCTGGATCTGTTGACAAACTAGAAGCTAAATACCAAGCTATGCAGGGTGCTAAGTAGCACCTTTCTCTCCCTACTGCCTCGGTGCTTCGGCATCGGGGCTTTTTTTATGGCTATATTTCACGCCGCCGCAGGGCAAACACCCAACATTATTAGTTGCAGTCTGCAATCAACTGTTATACACTGCAAGTACGCAGTGAAATTGAGGAAAAAATGTCAAACTTTCTTATCGGACTAGGTATTTTTGCAATGGTATTCGGCACATCAATGGCTGAACCAATGTCAACCAACGTATTCCTGATGCAATTAGGATTAATATTTGGCGGCATTTCGCTTGCCATCTATGGCGGTATCATCCGCAAATAAATCATTCAAAAAAGGAGAACCACTATGAATGATATGACAACAGTACAGATCATCGAAAACGAATGGTCATTCCCTGTAGAAACAGTGAACCTAACAGCAAGCAAGGTCGATGACTGTAACTTGTACGATGTGCCTACATCTATGGCACAAGCAATCATGCGTACAGATACCAATCAAATTCTTGGCGTTCATGGCTCTAAATACAAAGCAATCAAGCATGATGATGTAGTTAACTCTGTGCTTGATGCCGTAAAGCAATCGTCTGTATCTAATGATTACGAAACAAAAATCGAAATCTTTGACAACGGTGCTAAGTTACGCGGCACGATAGACTTCAATGATCTGACTGTTGAACCAGCAGTAGGTGACTACGTAAAGTTCCGCGTTCAGTTCTTCAACTCATATGATAGTAGCTGGGCGTTTCAACAATCAGCTTTTGGCCTACGTTTATGGTGTCTGAATGGATGTACACATTCTGATACTGTAGCTAATACATGGGCAAAGCATACAACCAACGTCAATGTAGAAGGCAGTTCAAGCAAGATCAAAGCTGGCTTGGAATCATTTTTGCAAACACCAGACATTTACAAGTCGTGGATGTCAACGCATGTCGATGATGAAATGGCTGAAATGTTCTTCAAGCATAGCATGTGCCGTGTACCTAACAAAACAAGCACATTCAAATGGAATGAACGCATGTTAGATGCACTCATGTCATGCTGGTACAGCGACAAGTCTAAGCTAGGCTCAAACAAATGGGCTTTATACAATGCTTGTACCTATTGGGCTAGTCATACCAGTGAGTCACGTTCACCAGCTAATACACAACGGTTGCGTGACAATCAGCTAGCCAAGGTATTCAAGAAAGCTAACTGGCATAGTGTTTAATCGCTCGGCGTAACCGCCCCGCCCCACATAAGGCAGGGGGCGGTTGCGCCTTGCTTCAACAATGGGAGAACCATGATGGAAATATCATTTATCAATCAAGTTAGAGAAGTGCAACGATCATTGGCTTTGCTCAACGAACGTGCGTCAGAGGATCAATCGCAATTCAATTATCAAATACAGCAAGCGATGTGGTCTATAGATAGAGTCGCGGCAACATATGATGAAGTTTTATATAGAGATGCGAATGAAGATGATAATTATCGCCCACCTTTGAAGGAGGTTTAGACATGGCACTTATGCAACAACGTCATTACGAATATCTTGCAGACCATGTAGCACCATTGATGTCTTGGCCTAGTGCTATTGTAGATATGGCAGAGGCATTGGTAGCTACTAATCCAAAGTTCAACAAAGAAAAATTTCTTAAACGCGCTATTGCCGCATGGGAATTACACAATCCAATACAGGAGATTGATGATGATATACCGTACTAAAATTACAGGTACAATTTCATGTCAGGAATATGTTCAATGTGATGGATGTGGATACCAAACTTATTTTGCAAATGTTTCAGATGAATGTCCAAATTGTAAGTCAGATGCTTTCACCAGCTATCAAAGCTACACAGTTTATCAAACCGTCAATGCAAAAAATCCACAGGATGCAATCGATACCGCATTTGATATAGGTGAATGGAAAACTATGGAAGGCTCAATAGTTATTGAAACAAAGGAAGGAACCACAACGATATGAATGATCTATTCGACAAGCTGGGATTAGACCAGCCAAAATTTCCAGAGACACCAGCGTTCAAGTTGGTACGCAATGATGACCCAAGTACAAGTCATGAAGCGGCAGAAAAACTAAATGTTGGCAAGATGGAACGTATAGTTCTTGCCGCCATAACATCTTTTGCAGATAAAGGATGTATATCTGATGACGTTTTAGATATTATTCCTAACCACAGATACAGCACAGTCACAGCTAGATACAAACAACTTAAAGAAAAAGGTTTAATCTTTGTAGATCATCGCAAACGCAAAGGTACATCAGGCAGACAACAGCTAGTCATGTGGTCAAAAGAATTTTACAAGCCAGAGGAGTGAGCTATGGGCAAGTATGTACTACATAAAGATGTAAGAAATTATTGCAAAACAACTGCTGGTTTATCGCATACAAAAAGCGATGCGCTAAGACAGAAACAAGACAGGGAAGGCTGGGAAAAAGTAGCCGCGTCTTTACCTGATGATGCTTTTGCAGATGATGTTGTTGTTGACGATCGTCATGGAACTGTAAGCCGTAAGGTAACAATCGTTGAATCTAGTTTGTGGCATTACGATTAACTTGACAATCACTGCGTTGATGCAGATGATGTGTCCATGCTTAGTTATATGGATACACTCAAAGAAATGTCTGCAAGTGCAAACGTCAGTCTAAAGAAGGCGTTTGTACATGCTGGGGTACGCGACTCTACTTACTATAGAGCAAAGCAGGGTCGTGACCTTAGACATAGCACTGCATTATTAGTGGAAGCATCGATTGGAAAACTTTCAGCACTTCAAGAGCGACGTGCAAGTTCCAGATAGTTACCAAGATTTAATATCTACAATGGTAGCTAGACGTAACGAATTAAATATGTCGCAAGAAGAACTAGCTCACAGGATAGGATGCGCTAAGTCTTTGATTCACAAGTGGGAAAGATACAAACGAGTGCCTTCTGGTTTTTTATTTAGCTGTTGGTTGGATGCGCTTGGCCTCAAGATCACGATCCATAAGAAAGAAACTGTACGATAAAACAGGCAAGCCACAGAAATGTGATGCCTGTAGTACAGATACACCTTGGTTCGTTTGTTTATTAGCTACAGAAAGTCCACCAACTTATCATACAATCTGTATTGATTGTTACGAGGCAGATACATGGCAAGCAAGAGTCGCGCTAAAGGAGACTACCACGAAAGAAGATTCGTTGAATGGCTCAAAGCCCTCGGCTTCAAAGCGAAAAGGCAACCGCTATCAGGAGCGTTGGGAGGAGAGTATAGCGGAGACATCATCTGGGAAGTCAAAGGCAACCCAATGGTGGTTGAAGTAAAGTACAGAGACAAGTCTGGATTCCCGAATCCATTCACTGTAGTTAGAGATGTTCTGTTTTACAAACGCAGGACAGGCACACCAAAAACATTAGTAATCTTTGATGGCGATGTGTTCGCAGAAAAGATTGCACCATTATTATTGGAGAACCACAATGTCATTTCTACTGATGGCGAGGGCAATCAAGGCTGATATACCTGACTGCTATGCCAAATGGCTAATGGTCGTACTAGCTGACCATGCCAATGAAGATACTCATGAGTGCTGGCCTAGCCTAGCTAGGTTATCTGATCGCACACAGATGAGCGTACCAACTATAACTAGAAAACTTAACTGGCTTGAAGAACAGGGGCTAGTAACTAGAGTGCGTGGATCTAATCAGCGATCAACTTTGTACACCATTTTCCCTATTGCAGAAAGCAACACCACTGTTGCACACAGAAACACCACTGTTGCAGAGAGAAACACTAACCTATCAACTAAACTATCAACTAAAAAGAAGAAGGCGGTGCCAGAAGATTGGTTGCCGAGTGAGGAACTAAAGCAGTCTATCGATCTTAAGCTACAGGAGAACCAAGACCATGAGTATGAAACGAATCAATTCTGTTGTCACCACGCCAGCAAAGGAAGCACATTCGTCAACATCGACCTCGCTTACAGGGGCTGGTGCTATCGAGCCTTTAACTGGCGAGCAGATAGAGCAGGGTCTGGCAAGGCTACTGGAACTGGCAAGTCCACACGAGGTAGACAGAAGGCTTCTCATTTCGCTGGAATCGCACACGGGCTATCCAGTAAGAGAAATAAGCAGGACGAGGTTCACTGATACAGATTATCAGACCATCGTTCAACGCTACGAGATTACATGCACCGACATAGATGGCATAGATAGGGCTATAACCGCCGTTAGAAAGGCACTGGTGCCGCTTCCAAGGAATCAGATAGAAGATCAGCTAACCATGCTTGCAACGGTTGTGGTGAAGCCTTCTATGGAGAGTTCAGAAGATCAGCTAGTGCGAATAGAATCATTAGCTAGTTTATTGCATGAGTATCCAGCTGACATTGTACTCTATGCAATAGAGCGAGTGACCAAGACATCCAAGTTTTGGCCTTCGTTCGCTGAGTTTTATCAGCACATCGATTGGATGTTGGCAAAACGTAACCTGATGTTAAGAGCATTGGAGAGTAAAAGGGTTGCGCTTACTGCACAGTTGCAGTAGAATGTTTCAGTAAAGGAGAACCACACATGGAACGCAAAGGTTTTATTGGCGGTAGCGATATGCGCCGCATCATGGATGGCGATTGGACATCGCTATGGGAAGAAAAGACAGGCAAGGTAGAGCCTGTTGATCTGTCAGATAACCTAGCAGTACAGCTAGGCACAGAGACAGAACACTTTAACAAGCGTTGGTTTGCCAAACAACACACCACATTAAAAGTTGAAACTATTGTTGCTGGTCATCATGGCGTTGGCAACGGCCTAACCAAAGAAATGAATTGGGAAGGCGTACCACTCAAAGGTTCAGTAGACGGATTTATACATACTGATCGCAAATATTTTGACGAGATCATTGAGTGCAAACACACCTACGATATGAACAAGATGGAGGCATGTCTGCAAATGTACATGCCGCAGATGCAGTTCTATATGTGGGTGCATCAGGCCAAAGGCTGTTACCTATCAGTTATCTTTGGCAATCGCAGATGGGAATCTGTCTATGTCACTAAGGATTGGGACTACATCCACAAGATGCAAGTTCACCTAACTGAGTTCTGGAGGCTTGTCAGAGATGACACACGCCCTTTCGCAGATGAGCAGATACCGCCTGTATCTATAGACAAAATCAAAGTTGATGGCCTAGTACGCAGAGATGCGTCATCTGATAACGAGTTCATCAGCAGATGCCATGACTACATTGAACATGAGCCAAATGCCAAGCTGTTTGATTCAGCCAAGTCTGAACTAAAAGCTATGGTTAGTAACGATGAGCGAGAAGTTTACTGTGACCTTCTCACCATCAAGCGCGACAAGCGCGGATCACTTCGTGTCACAGTTAACAAGGAGAACCAAGATGTCTAAGGATAATCAGGTTAAGGATACACTAAGCCTATGGAATAAAGTTTCCAAGTCAGACCCTAAGTACCTAAAGAAAGTATCATTCGGGTCAAGATCGTTTACAGCTATTGATCCACAGTATCAAGTGCGTAGCGCAACAGAAGCGTTCGGACCTATAGGACATGGATGGGGCTGGTCAAGCAACACCCGATTTGTAGATGTAAGCAATGGTGATACAGCCGTTATAGCTGACGTAATGATATGGACTGTAAACAGAGATAACTGTTTCGGACCTTTCTCTGGATGCAGAAAGTTCTTTGACTCTGCCAAAGGCAGGATGGCAGAGGACGCACCCAAGATGGCAATCACCGATGGTCTTACCAAGGCTATGTCACATCTAGGATTCAATGCCGATGTGTTTCTTGGCGAGATGGATGGCAACAAATACGCCGCCGATTCAAAGGCTGGTAAGAAATCTGTAGGAGAATGGTAATGTTTTACGGAAATCAAATAGCATCTTTAGATGCAAAGCTAATGGACATAGATCGAAAGTTAGAAAAACTCATATGGTCTATGAAAGAGCCTGTAAAGGAACAGGTTAAACCTAAACAAAAAAGCAAGCCTAAGTATTCCAAGCCATTTATAGATAGAATAGCTGGCAGATACAAAAGCAAACACGATCTAGTACAAGAAACAGGTTTAACATATCAAACAATTACTACTTATATCAGACACGCAAGAGCCAATGGTCACAATATTGTTAGGCGAAGAATAAAATTAAAGAGACCACATTTACCAAGAGGTTTTTGTATGGTTTCACAATATAAATTAGTAAAGGATAAATAGCATGAACGATTACGATAACACTAACAGAGGCGCGGCCTTCAAGCCGTTTCCAGAGCAACAGTTTATCCTGCAAGGTAAGCTAAACATCATGGGTGATGAAGGTCAGGTAGCACTCATCATGGCTGAGTCTAAGGATGGCAGTAAGCGCATCGAAGTATATCAACGTGCTGGTGTTCTATTTGCAAACAAAGATAAGAACGATGAAAACAAACAGCCAGATTATAGCGGACCGCTTGACGGTCTGCATCAAGACTGGCGCATTGCGGCATGGAAAGAAATGAAAGGTGACAATGCTTATATGTCACTCAGAGTTTCAGAAGTGCAAAAGAAACAAGAGGCAGAGGCAGAGTCGCAAGATGAACCATCTAGCAAACAGATTGATGATGATATACCATTCTAATCTGCGATAGTTAGGTGGTTCTCCCTATCGCATAGCGGGTGAGCAGTCGTACCATTCTGCTCATCCGCGACCTAAATAGGGATCGCCAACAACTCAAGTCTAGCAATCAAACGATCTGCTCTATTGGTTACTTGCTTATAGTATCTACTATCTTTTAACTCAGCCCCAGCAGTTTCATAATCCTCTGCTTCTACAGCCGCAATAAATTTCTTAAACTTAGACATGCGCGGCCTACCCATATTAAACATGAGATTGCATAGAATGTGATGTAGTTCATCACTCATGCTATCCCATGTCGGGTAGAGTATCTTGCAATCTTCTATAGTTACAGCAATGTCCAGCGCAAATAGCTGACGCACACGTTCCTCAGAGACATCTGTACCTACAGGCTGACCATACTCAGGCTCACCTTCCAAAATTAGATGACCCACACCACAAGTTTCCAGACCTAAATGATCTAAATACACAGAATTAACACAACCCTCATCATCAGATATTTCCTGACGCAATATATCTATGTTCATTTTTTTAATCCTCAACTAATATATACATGGATGGGGTGATCAAAGGGGTTTGTCACCTCATCTTATTTTTTAAATCCTTTTAGCCCACGGATTCCAAATGAGGCACCTATTGAAGCAAAAACCGCATACTGAAACCAGTCTGGTGTAGCAGATAAAGCATCAAACCCACGCTCAACATAAGGCTGGGTTAA